GAACCAACATCTCTTGTCATTTCTTCCCAGCTATACCATTGTTTTTTGCTCATGAAAACACCTCGTTTAATTGTCTATTTACTTTTACAAATGTAGTACACTTTGGTAATGATTTTATATTTCTGGCTCCGGCGTAAGTACACGCACTTCTTAGTCCACCCAAAATATCTTGTATTGTGTCTGCAACATTACCCCGATATGGAACTTGAACTTTTTTTCCTTCAGATGCACGATGAGATTGTTTTTCTCCGTAGTATTTTAGTTGGGCATCATCAGAGGACATACCATAGAATGTCATTGTACCTGTAACTTCTGGATCTTCCGCTTCATCATCCCATGCACATTCCCAATGACCTGCGAGCATTCCACCTAACATTACAAAGTCAGCACCAGCACCAAATGCTTTAGCAATGTCTCCTACCACCGTACATCCACCATCAGTAATAATGTGTCCACCCAAACCATGAGCCGCATCAGCACATTCTATCGTGGCTGAAAGTTGTGGATATCCTACCCCTGTCATTTTCCGAGTCGTACAAACACTTCCAGGCCCAATACCAATTTTCACAACATCTGCGCCAGCAAGAATTATCTGCTCTGTAGCTTCTGGTGTACATACATTTCCAGCTATGATTATTTTATCTTTGGTTGCTTCGTGTTCTCTCATCAAGGAAACATAATCATTAAATCGTTCTGTATATCCATTTGCTACATCAAGACAAATCCATGGCGCTGTGTCAGAATCATAGGCTAACTTGTCTAGATTTTGGTCTAATCCGATAGTTCTTATTATGTTCTTATTCCACCCCCACTCTGTAGATTCGACAAACTTACATAGAGCTGTAAGCATAGGGTATCCCATAAGAACATGAGCCATAGCATTAGTTCCTGTATGATCCATATTGGCGGCAATTATGGGAATACCACTCCATTTATGGTGTGAATGTTTAAAGGTAAATGATCTGGTGAGGTCTGCGTCTTTACGTGAGGTAAGTTGTGATCTTTTGGGGGATATTAGCACATCGCTAAAATCTAATTTGACATCATCTATAATTCGCATCTAACCCTTCTGGTTTGATATATTAAAATGTAAACACCAAGGAACCTTCCGCTCCTTATTACTATTTAGTAAATTAAAATTTCGACATAAACTTAGCAATTGGTTGAACGAATGGAAGTAACAGTATTGCCATCAACATATTCACTCCTGTATGAACCATCGCAATTTGTTTAGTGATACCTACGGGCATTCCATCGCTCACCAACATTCCTGCTAACCAGATAGTTCCTGTAGTTCCAATGTTTGCACCAAGTACAGCCGCAATCGCTGATGGTAGAGGGAGAGCACCAGATGCAACCAATCCAATAATTGCTGTTGTGGACAAGGATGAAGATTGCCACAGGAGAGTCATCACTATAGACCCCAAAAACATATAGTATGGATTACCAAGAAAAACCTCAAGGTGTTCCAGTTTGCCCATTGATTTCATTCCACCGCTGAACATCTTCAGACCGATATAAAAAATCACCAGACCTAATAGTGTCTGAAAAATAGGATTGTTGAACTCCATAAGATTTCCTTTTTTATATTTCCACGAATCGTAGAGTTTTCTATCTTTCTTTTTCAAGAGTCAACTTCTTCATTTTTTCGTTCTTGGAATGTTTTCTCTTTCCAATATTTACGGGGGTTTCCACACATATGACAACTACACATTGCTGGAGTATGTGCTTTTTTCCCTACCATTCTAGGAGACTCATCTCCCCACCACCATTTATCATGGTCTTTAACAACTTTTCGTTTCTTCTTTTCTTCTTGGTTTCTTCGATAATCTCTCGTTCTCATTCTGGATATTTTAATCCTTTTTCTTCTATCCGAAAATTTAGTTCATCTCTAACAAGTTGTAATACGCCATCTCTGTCTTGTTCATATTTGATCTTGTTTCGGATAAAATCGTCTATGTGCCATGCAACAAGAGCCCAATCCATTCCTTTTGAGGCTGTATCATACTCTTCTTTATCTTCTGGTAAATTAAATTCTAGTATTACTTTCATGTTATTCCTCCTTCAACTTCCATTTCCCCCCATAGTCTAATTCACAGTATCTAGTTATTTCACTAGATTTCATGTACTTTCTAGGACAATCGGCTGGAGTAGTTGAAAATATCCAAGTTAAGATAATAACTTGAACTATCATTATTGTGGTGGTTGTTATAATCATATTATATATTTTCTTAAGTAAAAAAGGGAATGCACAAGTTAATAGAACTTAAGGTCAAGCCTCGTATATTCTATACTATTAAGCGGATGACGACTCCCGCCGATCTGGTTAATGGTCAGTGGTCAACTGAACCGCCCCAGAGTCAACATCCCCACTTTCTTTTGGTTTTATTGATGAATATCCATCTTTATACCACCCGCTACCCTTGAGAATAAAGCTCATACTACCAGGCACAAGTTTATGTACTCCACCTTCTTTTTCACAACTTTTACAAACAGTAAGTGGATCATCAGAAAACTTTTGAATTTCTTCCCAAAGTCCATTACATAAGTTACATTTATATTCGTATATTGGCATCTTATATAGTGTTTCTCACATCTACTGGTCTTGGGGTTTTAGCCTTTTGTTTAGCTGCGCAAACTGTAGTGACATCGTATACATACTGAGAATTTTTGAGTGTAAGTATCTGCACATTTGCAAGATTGTCAAGAAACCATTGCCATGAATTATCCTCTTCGTATTTGTCCATAGTACACTTGACTATTTCAAATACATCCTCTGGTTTTATCGTCCGTTGAATGCCTGGGTGACTCGCCATTGTATGAAAGTATCGGGCATACCAATATTCTTTCCCATCTTGTGGCCAAGGTTTGTGTTTACTTTGTTCGGCTTGTTTCATCTCTATCTGATCGGGAACCTTTTTTTCAACTTGTTCCTGTGATGGTGCCATGTTTATTGTACATCCACCAAATAATACAATAATAAATATTAGTGATTTATACATTTTTACTCTAATCCGTATTTCTACATCTAAATTGTTACTTTAACCGTATGGTCTTTTTTCTGTATCTTGATGAGGAAAATTCTCATCCACACATTGTCTCATAGGTCTATTGTTATTTTGATTGTCTAACCTAGTGCCTCTCTTATGGCCTTCATTGTGAATCCAATAACCCCAGCATCCTGCCTTAACTTGTCTTACTGTTTCACATCCAACGAACATCCATGTCATCATCATCACAAAAATTAATACTGTTTTGTGCATATGTTTTTCCTTTATGAAAGATCTTATTACTACCTAATATTTATCTTTTTACTCTAGAAAAATTCTTATATTTCTCGAATTTAATCACATCTTTAAATTTATCAAAAAGTACATCTCCCTTGTGACTAATAATAAATGTATTCTGCTTACCTGTTAATTTATGTAAAATTTTTAGAAATTCCTCAGTACCATTTACATCTAATGAAGAATCAAATACTTCATCTAAAATTAGAAGATTGGTATTAACACTATTTTTCATTTTAGCAATTGTTCGCCAAGTAAAAAGAAGAGCTAGATCAATTCTCATTTTCTCACCCTCACTAAATGAATCATATGTAAATTCATCTCTAAATCGTGATTTTATTTTCTCTTCAAATTTTTCATTTAAATTAAAGGATACAAAAAATTCCATTGAAGACAGATACTTATTGATCAATTTGTTCATTATAGGAAGATACTGCTTAATAATACGAGTCTTAATTCCAGTATCTTTTAATAAAATATATGCGGTCTCATATAACTGCTTCTGTGATGATAAACTTTTCTGTTTCTCTATACACAATTTTAATTCTTCTTTTACCTCTTTTAGTTTGTGTACCCTTGTACCTATATCATCTTCTCTTCCTGCTATCTCTTCAATTTGATGTTTTAATTTTAAAATATAACTAGAAATTGCTTGTATTTGATTTTGATGAGTAGTAATTTCTGTTTGAACTTTTGTAACTGTATCTAATTGTGCTTGATATCCACGGACCTTATTACCTATTTTTAATAATGCTGTCCCACTTTCATGTAAACGCCCATGATGCTCTGATATCATCTTAGCTTTATGGTCTTCCTCTAGTTCTTGTTGACATGTAGAACAAACAGTGTTCTTTTCATAAAATTCTATTTCCTTCTCTAAGGATATCATATTACGCTCAATACCCATTTGAAAGCCTGTCAATTCATCAAAGTTTTTTTGTGAATCATCAGTTGATATTGAATCTATTAGTTGTTTTACTATTACATTTATTCGGTCAATATCTGCAGCATTGTCACTAATATCACGTTCATTTTTTTGTATTTGGTCTGATTTAGTTTTCTCTAAATCGGCAATCAACCCCTCAGTAGTATTAATATTACCAATAGATAATTCTCTTTTAATTTCATTAGAAGTAGTTATGTCTTTATTTTCAGATATCTTATTTTTCAATAAATTATTCATTATAGAAAAAATCTGAATATCAAGTAAGTCCTCAATAATATTTCTACGATCTACAGTTTTTAGCTGCATAAAGGGAGTAAAAGAGGCAGTTCCCAATAGAACTATTTGAGTAAATGATTTATAATTTAATTTAAGTACTGTTTTTTCAAGGTATTCTTGTTGGTCAACAGATTTAGCATCTTGATCTAATCGTTTATCATTTACATAAATCTCAAAGATATTCTTCTTAATCCCTCTACGAATTTTATAGTACCTACTTCCAATATCAAATTCTATTTCTACGAGTAATCCCCCATCGTTAACAGAATTTATTAATTGTGGTCTATTAATCTTTCTAAATGGTTTATTAAATAGACCAAAACACAATGCGTCTAGGATTGTAGATTTACCTGACCCATTATCACCAACAATTAATGTAGTAGAACTTTTATCTAATTGAATTTCTGTGAATTGATTCCCAGTACTTAACAGATTTTTCCAACGAATATTTTTAAAATATATCAAAACTTAATTTTACTCTCTTCTAAATAATTACAAAATACTATAGTGGATTTAATCAATTCTAGCTTAGCTTTTTCGATATTGTATTTCTTATCAATCATAGGTAAGGAACACCTTTCCTGAGCTTCTTCTAATGATATTATACGTTCTTTTACATCCTTGAAGTACAGGTTTAGATCTTCCATCAATATTCTTTTAATAACTGAGGCTTTGGTTCATGTTCAAATCTATATTCTGAAGAACGGGCGTGTAATTGTAACCCATCTTTCAATATGAGTCCCACCATCTTATTAAAAGTAATATCTCTTTCATGTGCCTGAAAAGCAACTTTTCTAAAATTATCATCTGAAATCTCTATATCAACTGAGGTGTGGGGTGTTTCATCTTTACCAATTTCAACTACTGACCTAACCTTTTCAATTGATCTGATCCCCCTACTTTTTCGTTCTCTTTCCTTCTGCCTCTCTATCTCGTCCATATCATAATTGCTCATAGCTTCTTTCTCCTTTTTGTTTAATAGTTCTGCATAGGTTTCCATCGTTATATTGTCTCCACAGTTAATGCTTCATTATATAAATTTCTCATTAATGTATTCAATCCTGTTTTGTTATCTACATTTAATGTATCAACATATTTACTCAAAATAGTTAAGGTATCTTGAGCTTCATCAATATTCTCATCTTCTTCTGTATATAAATCTGAAAAATCTTCAACTACTACCAAATTTGCTACATCTACCGCATAAAATTTATCTAGAACGGTATCAAACCAAAAGGGATTCGACTTTTTTTGTATTATAACCTTTACATACGTATTTTCATATTCACTATAATCCATATTGGTTAGCTCTTCCAGAGTAGTATCACTATCATCATAATAATACTTTCTAAACATTCTATAGGGGTTTTCTATCCTCTCTAACTCTCTTGTCTCTGTATCAAAGATGTGGAACCCTCTAGGGTCTTTATAATCACTCCATGTTATTTCATACGGATTACCAAGATAATAAACTGTTCCATTATCTGATTTGTGATGAAAATGTCCACTCATTACCATATCAAACTTTTCAAATATAGATGCCTTAAGCCCTTCAAAATTTGTTTGACCTACTTGCATTATAAATCCTTGAACTTCTAAGTGTCCCATCAAAATTTGACAACTAGTGTTTTGAATCATCTTCATACACTCTCCGTAGTTACCTTCATTTATCCACGGCATCATTAATATACCAAGTCCACCAAAATCAACTTCCTTGGGGGAAGAATATATCCACGGCTCTACCTCACCTTCAGTAGTTGTGAAAATTTCTTCGATAGAATTCAATTCATTAGTATTTTTGAAGAACGTATCATGGTTTCCAATTATTATATGTGTATCTACACCCATTTTCCATAATCGCTCAACAAAATTTGTTCGTAGATCACTTAATGTCTTGAAGTTTATAAATTTTCGTCTATCTACGACATCACCAAGATGGATACAAGTCTTAATATTATGCTCTTCAAGATAAGGAAAGAAAACATTATCATAAAACTTTTTAAAATAGTTTTGAAAAATAGGACTATCACCACGCGCACCCCAGTGTGTGTCTGTTATAAGGGCTATCTTCATGCAGAAACTCTCATAAAAAGTTCTAAATTAGAAACATCTTTCTTAACAGCTTTTTTCTTTTTACTTTGTTCAAAATTATCTACAAAAGTATCAACCATTGTTTTAAAATCTGACTTGCTATAATCTCCTACGGGTGCACCATCTTCCACCCCCATGTAGTCCATATAATCAGGAGAAATCTCATAATTCTGCATACTTTTATATTTTATATATAATTGCTTTTTCTCTTTTTGAATTCTTCGTATAAAGGCATAAAAGATGATTTGTGTAAAATAAGCAAAAGGATTCTTTGATTTTTCTGGATTAAAATTATGGATATAATGTAAACAGTTTTCTATCCCATCAGAAATCATATCATTTTTAAAGGTATAATTTATAAAGTTTGGCCTGAAAGATAATCTTTGAGCTATTTTTAGAAATACAGATCCTAAATATTCTGAAATTTGTGGTGGAAGTTCATTGTTTTCAGTTGTAATTAAGAGTTCCTTTTTATACTCTATCATCGCTTCTAAAAATTGTGCATTATCTACATAATGCGCCTTGGCGACTTTTTTTCGCTTTGCCATATAATATACTCCAATAAATGATTGTTTTTAATCTATAATTCATTATATCATGGAATTCTAATAAGTCAAGGCTTGACAAATGGTAAAAGGGTGATATAATAAGCCTGTTGGGGCGGAAACATTAACAAAAGCAAATTAAAGAGAAACGTTAAAAATCTTATAAGGAAACTTCTCTTCTTCATATATTTTAAGTCTTTCTTCAAAATGTTGATAAGCAAAATTCTTTCTAGCTCCTGCACAGAAATCATCGCTAATATCATATAAAACGGTTTCTTGGTTATTTTCTGATATCCTTAGTCCTCTACCTATCGATTGTAGATTTCTGACCCTAGACTTAGAAGGACTAGCGAAAATAATGTTATGCAAATTCCTAATGTTGATGCCGGTACTGAATACCCCATAACTAGCCACGATGATCGCGTCATGTTCTGTTTCGGCAATTGCTCGTATTTGCTCTCTTGTATCTGTATCTGTTCCACCGTGAACAAAAAAAGTTTTTCTATTATCATCTGCTTCATCCTTTATCATATCATATAAAATACGTCCATGTTTTTTTACTAATCTAAAGAGAAGTAACGTATTACCCTTTAAGGATAATACCAAATTCTTTATATATTTATTTCTTTTAACGTCTCCTACTAAAAACTCTATCTCTTCCATATACTTAGTTCTTCTCATTGCCTGACATATTTCTTCAGGATATTTTAATATTATAATACTTATACGGAATTCTGCTAATTGTTTCCTATCAATTAATTTTTTAGTTGTTGTAACCTTATAAACCTTACCAAATAGACCTTCCAATACTAATTTATGTGTCTGTGTCCCATCTAAGGTTCCTGTTGTACCAATTCGATGTCTAGCATTTACACATTTAGTCATAATAGATGTAAGAGATTTTGATTTGAATCCATGAGCTTCATCTCCAATTACTAATTCGTATGGTTCAAAACTTTTCTTTTGGAGTTTATAAATGGATTGCCATGTAGAAATAACAACTTTCTTTTCTGATATCTTATCTTGACCCGCATAAACTTGATGGCAAAATTTTGCAGAATCCCATCCGTATTGTTGAAAATCTGTATATAATTGAGATACTAATGATGTGGTAGGAACGATTATTAAAGTCTTAACATTCAATGCTCGTACAATTAGATAGATTATTAAAGATTTTCCACTTGCGGTAGGAGAAACTAATAATGCTTTTTGGTATGACAGAGCATGATGAAACGCCTCTAGTTGGTAATCTCTAGGAACAAATGGTAGATTGAGACTATCAATAAAGTTTTGATTTTTTTCTATTTTGAGAGGTTTCCACCAATCCCCATCAGGAATTATCTTATAGTTTCTTTTGTCAGCGAATATAAAAACATATTCAAGAAGACCACTATAGAGATATCTAGTGTGAATATTGAATAGCCGTATTTTACCATCCCAAATTTTATTACGATATGAGGGCATAAACGTATATCCAGGAACAAAGAACGTAAAATAATCACATAGTTCTTGAGCAACAGATGGTTCACAATGGATTTTTAAGTATACCTCATCATGCTTAGATATACTAATATCCTCAATTCCCTGCTGTAAAACGTTTCCAGTCAATTGCATTTTTAATTAAATACCCTCTATTAGTAAGACTTCGAACTATAGCTTCTAAATAATTCACTTTTTCTTCTTGTACTGCAAGTAATTTTTTAGATTCTATTACATTCTCATCTGAATCTATATATTCTTGTATGTCTACTTTGAGTAATTTGAATTGAAATGGTTCCCAATCCACAGCTTCTAATTCTTCTTCAGTCATTCTTCCACTATAATAATCTCTTTTTCTTCTACGGAGACTAGTAAATATAAAGCTCATATCCTTGAATTTTAATTTTTCATTGGAATATAGTATTAAATACTTGTTATGTAATTGGGGAATTTTTACTGCTTCTTGAGATAATTCAGTTTCATCAATATTACAATCACTTGACCATAATTTTTGTATTTCTTCAAATTTCATAATTTATTATTAATTATTTAATAGATTCTTAACAGTATATTCACTATAAGCAAAAGTAATGTTGGTTATTAAATTTGTTGTTTCCATTACTGTAGTATCAAATTGTATTTCTGATAAGTTAGTAGGGAACATATTTGCAAAATGAATCTCTAATGTAGGATTCATTGAACTACTTAATATAGTTAATACACCATCTGTATATTCAGGTTTACCAGTTATCCATGTAAATACTTCTTGCCAATTTTTTAAATATTCATCAACAAGAAATCCTACAATTAGTTGTTCATATTCTACTGAACCACCTGGCAACATAAGTCCTTCTCTTTGTGGGAGACCATAAGGCATTCCAGACATTGTTATTCCAGGTAAATTAACCGTTTGAACAAAAAATGTAGTCTTAGGCAAAGCCTGAAGTTCAAATTTAAATTGTACTTCGGTTAAGGGATTTATGTTTTCTGGTTGTGTACTTAATGCCATATATCCTTTTAGATGTTATAGTGTTCTCTACTATTTAGTAGGCGTAAAAAAAGGGGTAGACAAAAGCCCACCCCTTTCTCTGTATTCCTTAAAAAAGGATTACATCAAGTTTGCTACGATAACGTGGCGATAGTACCTGTTAAGGTTAGCTGTAAGTGAACCGTCACCAACACCGTTACCAGAGGCACCTGTGTCATTGGCAAAAGGATTAGAAACTAGACCATAACGAGCCTTGAAACCAATCTTTGGTTGGAAAGAGTTCTCACCAACTGCACGAACCATTTGCAAAGGAACGTAAGGACAATAGAAAAGTCCTGCGTCATATGCAGATGAACCTTTGTAACCAACAGTGAAGAAGTTAGTTGCAGAAGTAGGAGCATAAGGATCAACAAAAACTTTGTATCGACCATTAAGAGTACCGACCATTGTGGCACCAGTATCATCACCGTGAATATCATTTCCAGTTGGAACACCAGATAGTTGTCCCGCCATTGCTAATGCTGAAGCAACGTCTGAAGAAGTAATAAGAATATTACCTTTTCCTCTTCGTGTGTCTTTAGCAATTGCATTTGCTTCACGTTCAATTTGGAACATCAAGCCTTTGAATTTTTCAACTGACAACGTCCGTTAGAATCAGTATCAAGATCAAAAGTACCAGCTGTTGCAACATTGTGTTGTGCACCAGGCTTAGAGTTTGTGTAAATGGTTCTCATAACTTCACGATTGATCTCAGCCAAAATTTCTCCGGAAAGAATATTTGACAATTCAGTTTCAGCATCCAAACCGTGAACGGCTTTAAGATCCTGAGCCAATTCCATTGTGTACTCAGCTTTGAGTGCACGTGATCCAGCGGTTACTGTTACTTTGTCAATTGCAAACGCCATCTCTGGAATAGTAACATCAGCTTCTTGAACTGCTGTCGTTACACTAGTACCAGTAGTCATACTTGCATCTGCTGGGTTACTGTTAGCAGAATGTGTTACTGCTCCACTAAAAGATGTGTCAGCTTCATCGTGACCAGCTTCTGCACCAGTTTGACTAGTGTAGTGTGATTTCATACAAAAAATCAATCCAGTAGGACCGTTCATTGGTTGAACACCACAAACATCATAAGCAATAAGATTAGGCATTGCCCTACGAACTAGTGAAATCAAAACAGGATCAACATAATCGATCCCACCTGTACCAGCTTCAGAACTACCCATTTTGTTTGCATGGGCGGCTTCTTGAATATTACCAAACATTCCACCGTCTTGTGACTGTTGTTCACGCATTGCTTTCTCTTGGTTTTCCAAAAGAACTGCAGTAACAGCGCGACGATAGCTGTCTTTAATTGGGGGAAGGTCTTCGTGTGAAAGAACCGGACCCCATTTTTTCTGAAGGTCTTCAGATAAATACATATTTTTCTCCTAAAAGAATTAAAAATTAATTGTTGTTGTAGCGACGTATCGCTGAAGTATATTTACTCATATTCTCATCAAGCTTTACTGGAGACTGTTCTTCAGATACTTGAAGGTTTTCATCTGTTTCACTAATTTCAGATGTGGTAGATTTAGTCTTAGGGAAATAACTCTCCTTTAAGACGGCTAATTTTTCTGTATATTGTTCAGCATTTTCATATTCGATGCCTTCTGCTAACTTTGCGATTTTCTCTGAATCGGTATCAGCTAGATCATTGGTTGTAGACTTTAAGACATCACTCTTTTGAAATTCTGCCAATTCTTTTTGAAGTTCTACTCCACGATTAATCTCTTCATCCAAAGAAGTTTCCAAGTCATCAACTTTTGTGAACAAGTCGTCAACCATGTCAACTTTTTCTTCTGGAATGTCGATGTAATGTTCTGAGAAGAGGGTTTTGAGTCCAGACATGAAATCTTCAACCAATTCGGAACGAATTCCTCTTTCGATTGCCAATTCATTTTCTTTCATCCATTCTTCTACAACATAAGTAAGATAACCATCAACCTTTTCTGTAAGACCTTTTTGGAAATCAGCAGAAACTACCTTTTGCTCTGTAACATGCTCATTTTCAAGTTCTGTCAGTTTTTTGTTAACTTCTTCGATAACTTTTGCTTGTACTGCAGCTTCAAAGATAACTGAGGCTTTTGATTTGAATGCTTCAGTAAGTCCATCTTCACCTTCTACCAATGCAGCAACGTCATCTTTAACATCGATAGTAAGGTCTTCAGCAGTTACTGCGGCCTTAGTACGTTTTGCTTCTGTAGTTGATTCTTCTTCATCATCATCATCTTCGTCTTCAGACTCAATGAGAGATGCAGCAGTTAGAATTTGTTCGTATTTCGTTGATAATTCATCCTTTTTCAACTTATTAAGAACTTCATAAACAGCTTTAAGCATACCATTTTTTGTTTTAGGTAATACTGCTTCAACTTTAATTTCTTTCTCTTTTCCTTCGTCACCTTTTTTCCATTTTGCTTTTTTATCAGCTTTACGCCCTTGGTCTCCGAAATCTTGAGATTCCTCAACTTCTTCTTCGTCTTCTTCTTCCCCATCAACTTCTTCATCTACTTCTTCTTCATCATCGCCTTTACCTTTTTTCTTGGCGTCAATGGCTTTTTGAAGAGCTGGAGGTAAAGTACCTTCTTCTACTTCATCTTCTTCTTCACCATCTGAAGAACCTTGCTCAGCAGCAACCTTCCGTTTTTCGAAAAGTGCTTTCTCCGTCATCTCTTCAGACTCTTGGTTTGTTAATTCTTCAGACATTTAAATCTCCTGTACTTTAATTATATGCATTTATTGTTGTTTGTAATTATATTTAGTAAATTCATAACTTTGACATAAAAGTTTCAAAAGCTTTAACTTCATTAATACTTTTATGTTGTATATCATGTTTAATTCGGGTAATTTCTCGCTCATCGAGTAATCCATTATCCCATATCCACTCTCTTCCTTCCATAATACCATTGACAAAAGCCGCTGGTGCAGAAGGATCAGCGACAATATCAGCAGCAGTAGCAAGATAAAAATCATCTTGTACTTGACTAACATTACGCCCTGCAGGCTTTAACGAGCCCATTCCTCTAGATGAGACGCCCAAACGAGCACCCTCATCAATTAAATTCTTTACAATTTTCCCATAAGGAGTATCCATAACCTTTGCTTTACCGATAAAATTGTTCCCCTCCATTTTTAGTGATTGTATTAAATGGGAAACTCTTTCAAGATTAACAGTAGGACCTTCTGGGTGTCCTAATTCACCAAACGCTCTGTTTTGGTTGATATAATTTTGTTCATATCTCTTAGCTTCTTTTTGTAATATATCTTTTGGATATATTCTGCCATTGCGATTCTTTACATTGGCTTGCATAAATACACCTTCAATGAAGTAATTCTTTCCACCTGTACTAGTGGATTCACATACAAATTCTACATCTTCAAGTGTTTCGCAAATAAGTCTCATTTTTTTCTCCTATCTATTACCTAATACAAAATCAACAGTGAATCCCAAACTAGCATTTAGTTCATATTGAGGAATGTCATATCCTGGTGCTTGTTTTTTACATTCCATTATAATCGTATAATCATCACCCGAACCAAATCCAACTGTGGAAAACTGAATATCACCTAAAACTCCAGCTGTATCACCGGTTGCATTACTTCCAATTCCTGGAAATTCTTGATATGGTAAATTGAGAACTCCATTACCACCAATACTTGCAACAACAGCCTCTGTACTTGATCCGTCCCACTCAATCTTAACGTTTTCTCCGTTTGTCATCCATTGTATTTTAGTAACTAAAACATTGTAATCTAATTCTGTAAGATTTCCACTATTTGAAACGGTTTCAGTGTGTGTTCCTGATACACCACCAACAATAGCATCTCCATTAGACATAGTAGTTAGAATAGTTGTTGCTGTTTTGTTTGTATTGTCCCATCCAACAACTTCTACAGTAGATGCTCCAGCCGTAAATCCAGTAACAAGAAAATGTTCCGTAGCGGCGGTTGTTATTACTTCACCAACTTTAAAGTTTTCTGTCGATGCAGCGGATAAAGTAAGAGTATGTTTAGCCCAATTAAGAGTTGATACATCTACTTTCTTGACATCTGTCTCTGCCACATTACTATAAAATTTATAAACTACTTTTTTTTCGGTATCAACTAATTTTTGTGTTTCAGCTGCCATCTATTATTCCCCTGAACTTTCCGGCCCTTTCGGGTCTGCCTCTGTTTTGGTTAAAAAAGTACTTGCTATATCTTTTCTTTTATCTTCTAATGCTACCAGTATCTTCTGCTGGAGCGCACTGTTAATTGCGGATTTTACTTCTCCTGCATCACCATTCACGGATAACGCTACAATATTTTCAACTGCAGACATTTCGGACATAATAACTAACTCCTATATACGTTTATTTATCTATTATATTTATACTATTTATAAACTCTAACTATTAATTACTTTCAAGTTAGGTTTATTTAATGATGGGTCAAATTCAGAAAATTGATCCTCTGATTCTCCCTCTGGAGGAGCTGCTTCTGCCTTCTCTCTCTCCATCTGATCTTTAATTTCATCTATTTCTGCTTGAGTCAATTTAAGAACCTTCTTATTAATGTACTCTTGAGAGAAAAATTTACCAACAACTTCATCTCTGTAACCCATATCAGTTACTAAAATACCCAATCGTTCTTTCATCATTTGAGCATCTTTTAGTTCAGCAAAATGTGAATCAGACTGCCATTCATAAACTAGTTGATCCCTTATAAGTTCCCAATCCTGAGCTGAAATTACACCAGTAAGAAGTAATTGTTTTTCAAGAATATCATCAAATAATATTTGAAATCTTGCACGTAGTCTTTCAACAAAACGTGTAAATTTTACTTCATCTCTTGAAATTTCTTCTGCTCGTCCTAGTATAAAGCCAGAATCTTGTTCTAAACGAGAGGGGGGAACATTAAGAGCTTTGTATAGTTTTGATTTGAAATATTCAACATCAGCTAGTTCTCCTAAGTTTTCCCCGCCCGGTAATGTAGTTATTTCTGTTCCTCTACCACCTTCTCTACGTGGAAGCCAGTAATCTTCAAGCATACTCATATGCTTGCGATCATCTTTGACATCACCTGTTTGAGAATCATATACAAGTTTATTCTTATACTTGTTCATGATATCACTAAGATATTGTTCTGCTTTTATTTTTGGTAAGTTACCCACATCAATATAGAAAATTCTTCGTTCAGGTGCTCTTGAAATACGGTAAATTACTACTGCATCCTCAATCATTCTAAGTTGATTTAATGGTTTAATTGCCTTATGAAGATGTCCTAATACAACTTTTCTATCTACATCCAATATACCAGAATGAACATACGAAACAGCATCAGCCGCTATTTGCATAGTTACTCCACCAGTTTGGGCTGTAATTCCAAATTCATTAAACAAATAATACTCTAGAAATTCATTAGTATCTACTTCTTTACCACTTGGTCCTTCTGTAAACTTAGGCTGTCTAACCTTCTTTATTTTTAGGGGATCTATTGAACGTAGTTCTAATATACCACGTTTGGGGTTTTTTTCATCAATAATAATATGAAAATATAATCTACCATCAACATACCATTTTCGGATTAACTCATAACCAACTTTTTTAAAATCAAGTAGACGAACTACTTCTTTAAATTCTTTATGTATACGTTCTTTTATTGGTTCTGACAGAGTAGATTTTTCAAGACTAAGACTAACAGGTGCCTCTTCTCTATTAGTGACGACTACTTCATTAATAACATCATCTATTGCTTGATCACATTCAGGAAAATTCGCCATATCACGATATTTCCGTATCATTTCCTCTTCATTTTTTGCTACACCCTCAAGATCTACATATGTACCATA